GAAACCCAAGGCGCTCGCGCCACTCCACAGGCTGAGCCTGACCCCAATGCATATGTCGGACCGTCCGACATCTCCCCCGGCTGAGATCCCAAAGGAATAACCTCATGAAATCCTGGTACACGATCCGCGCCCGTTCCTCGGGCACGGAAGTGCTGATCTATGACGAAATCGGCGCCTATGGTGTCAGCGCCAAGGGGTTCCTCGCGGAACTCGGCGCGCTGCCCGACTATGCGGCGATTGATCTGCGCCTCAACAGCCCCGGCGGCTCGGTCTTTGATGCAGTCGCCATTTACAATGCGCTGAAGCGCCATCAGGGCGACATCACCGTTTGGATTGACGGCATTGCCGCCTCGGCCGCGAGCTACATCGCCATGGCGGGCGACACGATCGTGATGCCAGAAAACGCCTTCCTGATGATCCATGACCCTTCAGGTCTTGTGATGGGCACGGCCGAGGATATGCGGTCCACCGCCGAGGCGCTCGATAAGGTCAAGGTCAGCTTGATCCAGGGCTATGCGGCCAAGTCTGGCAAGCCCGATGACGAAATCGCCGCCCTGATGGCGGCCGAGACTTGGCTTGATGCAACGGAGGCTTTGGATCTTGCCCTGATTGACCGGATCGCAGAGCCCGTGAAGCTCGCAGCTTCCTTTGATGTGGCACGCTTCCGCAATGCGCCGCCGGAATTGGTCGAGGCGGCAGGTGAACCCGATGAACCTGCAGCCCCCGAGCCCCAGCCCGAGGGTGTTGCAGACGCCAACACCCAAGCGGACCATGACCCCCCAGCTGCGGAATTGCCAATCATGGCAGCAAGTGAGCCCACAATGGCTGATGCTACTGCCGTCCGCGCCGAGGCGATGGCCCATGCCCGCGCGGTCATCGACCTTTGCCGCCTTGCAGGCCAGCCGCAGATGGTGGGCCGCTTTCTTGAGGAGGACGCGAGCCTTGATACGGTCCGCGTCCGCCTTCTCGCGGCCAAGGCGGACGCGACCCCCGAGATCACCCTGAGCGCCCACGCACAGCCTGGACGCCCAGCCTCCCTCCATCCCTGGGGCGAGGTCATCGCCCGCACCTTTAAGACGAAAGGATAAGCCTCCATGACCATGCTCACTGAAGGCCAACACGCAGGCGGCTTTCTCGTCTGGGAAGTGCTCCGCGACTTCACCCGAGAAACCGTCACCATTGCCTCCGGCGCTGGATCGCTCGAGCCCGGCTCCGTGCTTGGCAAGATCACCACGGGCGGCAAATTCACCCGCCTTGCACCGGCCGCGACCAACGGCAGCCAAACCCCCGCTGCCATTCTCTGGGCCGCGGTCGACGCAAGTGCGGCTGACGCCCTTGGCGTTGTGATCCTGCGTGGGCCCGCGCTCGTCAACCGACATGAACTTGTGTGGCCCGAGGGGGCTACGGAGGTCCAGATCACGGCAGCCACCACGGCACTGGCGGCGCTCGGCATCGTCCTGCGCTGAGCGTTGGGTCGGGCCTAAAGACACTCACATCAAGGAGGTTGGCATATGGCCACCATGGATATCTTTGAAGGCGATGCCTTCTCCGTCATTGAGCTCACACGTGCCTTGGAGAATATTCCCTTCAAGCCTGCGACCTTGTCCGGCTCGGGTCTCTTCGGTGAGCGCGGGGTGCGCACGCGCACTGTTGTTATCGAAAGCCGGGATGGGACCTTGTCACTGATCCCGTTCTCTGAGCGCGGATCATCCTATGACCAGCAATCCCCAGAAAGCCGTCAGGTCCGTGCCTTTGTGTGCCGGCAGTTCAAAAAGCAGGATGTGCTGTGGGCCTCAGAAATCCAGGGCATTCGTGAGTTCGGCTCAGAAAGCGTCACGCAGCAGGCGCAGGCCGAAGTTGCGCGCCGGATGCGGCGCCTGAGAGCGGATGCCGAAGCGACTTTTGAGTATCATTTGCTGAATGGGCTTCAGGGTTTGGTGAAGGATCCTCGTGATGGCTCAGTGGTGATCAACTTCGCTACGGAGTTTGGCATCACGCCGGCTGCAGAGATCGATTTTGATCTTGATAACCAGTCGCCGGCATCTGGGGCGCTCAGGAAGCGCTGCCAGGCTTTGATCGAAAGCGTTGAGGAGAGCCTCGGCGGGCTTGCGGTGGGGCCTGTGCAGTTGCGCGCGGAATGTGGTTCGGCCTTCTTTGCCGATCTGGTCGCGCATAAGGAGATCCGGGAGACCTATCTCAACACGGCAGCCGCCAATGAGTTGCGGGGCAGGGCGGTGGATGAGTTCACCTTTGGTGGCATCACCTTCCGCCGGTATGGAGGCAGTGCCACGATCGGTGTGCCAACGGACAAGGCCTACTTTTATCCGCAGGGCATTGAGGGGCTTTTTGAGATCTACTTTGCCCCGGCGGATACATTCGAGACGGTCAATACGATTGGGTTGCCGCTTTATGCGCGCATGATCCCCGATCGCGACCGCGATGAATGGGTGCGCCTTGAGATCGAGAGCAACCCCCTGCCGATCTGTACGCGCCCGCAGGTCCTGCGCGCGGGCCGGCGGACCTGATGACGGCCTTCGCAGACGCGCTGGAGGTGCTTTTTGCGGATAAGAACATCGCCGTCGAGATTTGGTATCGTGACGGGGCAGGGGCCTTCACACGGGCGCGGGGCATCCTGCGTCGCCCTGACGAAATCACAGAGTTTGGCGCGGCGCGGCTTCTCTCAGACACCACCCGGATCGACGTCCGGGTGGCAGACATTCCCAATCCGCGACCGCAGGAGCAGATCCTGATAGGAGATGAGACATTTTTGATTGAGGGTGAGCCGCGCCAAGATCGGGAGCGGCTCATCTGGACAATGACCCTCTGCCCCGCGTGAGTGCGATGCATCTGAGCCTCAACATTGATCCTGACACTGTGGCGCTCATGCGGGAAGAGATTGCCACCGGCGAGCGTGCGGTGTCGACGGCGATCCGCGAAGCCAGCACGCGCCTGAAGTCAGCCTGGCGCGGCCAGATTACGGGCGCGGGGCTTGGCACCAGGTTGGCGCGCAGCATTCGGTCTGCGCAATATCCAAAGGGCAAACCCAGTCTGAACGCGGCGGCTCTGGTCTGGTCGAAGGCCCCGGTCATTCTTGGGGCGCACAACACAGGGCCAATGATCCGCTCGAAGAACGGCTTTTGGCTCGCGATCCCCACGCCCGCGGCTGGTAAATCCGCCCGCGGCGGCCGGATCTCCCCCGGCGAATGGGAGCGCCGTACTGGCTTGAGGTTGCGGTTTATCTATCGACACCAGGGGCCGAGCCTCTTGGTGGCTGAGGGGCGGCTCAACACCAAAGGCCGGGCTGTGGCGTCGCGCTCGAAGACCGGTCGGGGCCTCCTGACCGCACCAATCTTTTTGCTCGTGCCGCAGGTGCGGCTGGAGAAGCGGCTCAATTTGGCCGCCGCCGCGGAGGCGGAGTTGGGACGTGTGCCGGGAGCGATTGTGGCAAGCTGGGTGGAAGGTCAATGGTGAAGGGCTATGGCAAGGTGGGTCGACAGCTCAAGTCTTATGGCATATATTGCCAATGCAGGGGCAGGAGGCAGCTATGGGTACTCGAAACGTTGTGTTGACCGACAGCCAGTCCGTGCTGATCGATCAGCTGGTGGCTTCAGGGCGATATCAAAACGCTTCTGAAGCTTTGCGCGCGGGCTTGCGTCTTCTTGAGCGTGAAGAGGCTGAGCTTGGCGAACTTCGCGACCGGCTATCGTCCGGTCTCTCGCAGGCGCGCCACGGTGAATTGGCACAGGGCAGTGGCGAAGAGGCCATTCGGCGCGCATTTGCATCCGCTCGGGCCAAAAACTAATGCCAAAACCGTGGCGCCTTACGCGCCAGGCCGGCGCATCACTCGAGGAAATTGCGCTCTGGACTGAAGAGACATTTGGACCTCTGCAAGCCGCAGCCTATGAAGAGGACCTGATTGCACGCTGTGCTGCGATTGCGGCCGGTGTTGCCATCTCGCAGGATTGTCGCAAGCTGATCGACCCTGATTTGCCAGAGGACTTGCGCTTCACGCGTGCAGGCCAGCACTTCGTCGTCTTCGTCGAGTACCCTGATCAGATCGTCATCATCGACGTGCTGCATAGCCGAAGTGATTTGCCTCGACGTCTTATGGGGCTTGGACCCGGTACGTCGAAGTACGATTAAACTTCCGGGCTCTATCCCGGAACAGCGGGACCACAATGCCGACAGCCCGAGAAATCATCTTAACCGCCTTGGCAGATGCCTTTCGCACGATCCCGCATGTGCCGGTTCTGCGCGGCGAGGTGCTGCCTGAGCGCATCCCATCCGCAGGGCTGCTGATCCTGCGCGACGGCAACCCGGGCGATCCGGAGGCCACACTGTCCCCGCTGCGCTATCACTACCAGCAGCGGGCGGAACTTGAGGTCATCGTGCAGGCAAGCGGTGATCGTGATACACGATTTGACC